ATTTCATAACATATCATCCTCAGTCAAAAATTGCTTAGTAGATTTTTTAGTTTTAGATTCAGCATCTTTAACTTCAATCTTCTTAGGCTTCTTGTGTTCTGGAATGATTCGTTCCAAAGCAATCTTCAACATGCCATTAATCAAAGCGGCATCTTGAATTTCGATTTGGTCATCAAGTGCAAATGTGCGAGTGAACGCACGATTAGCAATTCCTCTGAACAAGAAATTATCTCCATCATCTTTTGTATTGCCAGCAACAATTAATTTGTTGTCTTCAAAAGTGATATCGATTTCTTGTTTACCAAAACCAGCAACAGCAATTTCAATGACGTATGTATTGTCACCAGTCTTGCGAATGTTGTAAGGTGGGTAGTTAGGAATGTTCTTAGTCACATCATCATGTATCTTTGCTAGACGATTGAATTGCTCATCGAAACCAACAAAGAATTTATCAAAGTCTTTAAAACCTGGACCGCTAAAGATAGCGGGAATTGGTGTGTGTCCCATTTTGTATCTCCTCTTACTTAGTTTTTGAAAACGCTTTTTTAGCGTCAAAAGTATATGCAGAAAGTCCAAGAGTTGTAAAAAACTTATTGACTTCTACTGCAACAGCTTTTGCGTAAAGTGTTTGCGCTTCAATGAAAGTATTGAGGGGTTTTGCAAGTTCTTCATTCTTGACGAATGTTTTGACGAATTGCGTTTTTGCGTCTTGAAATGAATCAATAGCTGTGTTTATGTTTTGTAACATAGTTTTCTCCTATTAAGCGAGTTTAAAAATTTGATACCCCGAAGGCGTATCATTAAAATCCTGCTTACTGAATACAGGGGTACCATAACGTTGTACCAGCGTTAGACGCTCCTAAGGTAGAAGAGCCATTAACGTTCCCATCCCTGAGATACGTTTATTTATAACAAATTAAGCCTGACCAATCATTCTGCGTGAAACAAAATAAGTTGTATTGCCTTCTGTGTTCATTGCTGTACGAACCTTGTAGCCGATTTGACGCAAATCGCTCATACGGGCACGAAGGTTTTTAACGCCAAACAAAGACCTTGCTTGTGGTGCAGAGATTCCACGACCAGTACCACGCAAGTACGATACCAAGAGTTCTGTCTGTGTTTTGCTAGAATTTACAAATGCCATTTTATATACCTCATCAAATAATGATAAAAAAATTGAACTAAGAATTATTTCTTAGCTTCTGATTTAGCTTCAGCTGGTTTAGCTTCTGCTTTTTTAGCCTCTGCTTTTTCGGCTTTCTCTTTTGGAGTAATCACTTTGGGACGTGGTTTATCTTTAGAGTCTGCTGTAGGTGCAGGTGCTGGTGCTGTTGTTGCAGGTTTGTCAGCAGGTTTCTTTTCTGCTGGTTTGTCTGCCGCAACGGCAACTAGGGAGAGAGTAGTTAATGCTACTGCTGTCAATACTGTAATGGATTTCATAGAATCTCCTAATTTATTTCAAGATAACATTATCTCATATTATATAACGTTTGTCAAGTACTTAACGTTGACTGGTTGACTGGTAATCATCTTCTCTCTTTTTAGTTCCAATATTATATTTGGCAGTTAAGAGCCATTCATTTTTTTCTTTATAAGATATGATTTTGATTTGAGACAATGGTGCTATAGGTTCTTCAACATTTGTTGCTTTAGGAACAATTTCAATTAATCCCCATTCGGCCAATAGCTTTGCAATTGTGTTTCTTCTCGCTAAATCGTTCTCTTCAAAGTCAGTTGGTTTGCCATCTAATGCAAATAACTCTTTAAAATGTACAATATAATATTTACCTTTTTTGTGTAGAATATGACATGATTGATATAGAGTTTTATCTTTTCTAGATGCTACGCCTATTCTTGTCAACGTTTCTTTCACTTTAAGAAAATCGTCTTCCTGTTTTAATCTTACCTCAAGTAAGTCTTCAATGTTCACCGCCATTCTTTTTCTCCTTAGACTTCAAGCCACCTTTTTCTAATTTTTGTCGCATGATTTTAAGCTGGTCAGAGGTTATGAGATTCTGCACTTGTTTAGCTTTAGCATAACTATAGCCAAAATATTCTGAAATCACATTAATGTCCTCAACTATTTCATTCTTAAACCACTTACTGAAGCGTTTTCGTGGTCTAATGGTATTTAGCAAATACAAAAATTGAGGTTTATTTTCGAGTAAATGGCGACCATTCATCTCGTTTGCATAGAGTACGGTGTCTGAGAAGTAAGATAGTCCTTTATTAACGATGTACGCATTGTACGTTTTTTCAGCAAGTTCATCATTGTCGGTGCCAACCATCAAGTTTTCTTTTGATTGGTTGATAGCATTTAGATATTCAAATGGTGTCATATTAGTACTTTGATGTAGTGTACTTCATCATTTCATTAATGACAGAATCTTCTACTTTGAACATTGGAATTACTGCGTCTTGTTCAATAGGCACTAATACCATTTCATCAATCCATCCATTTGATCGTGTGATGTTTCTAACTTTACATTTGAAATTGTTTTCAATACGAAACAACCAACCACACCATCTGTAATGATGTTTGGGTGCAGGAATAGTAACATAATAAAATTCATCAACATTTCTACATTTTGTCAACTGACTTTTCTTGAATGCAATTGCACCTTCAGTAATAAATGGTGTGCCGACTTTGACTTCAACAGTCTTGCCATCAGCCAATAAATCTTTTTCAGAATCAAAGTTGTCTAATGAGAATTCAACTTTTCGATTTTTAGCAAGATAGTTACCTACATATTTCTCACCAATCTTGCCGAGAATTTCAATCTTCTGTTCTCTTGTTAATACTGTTTTCATCATTTAAACTCACAGTCAACCATCACTTCAGTTAAGAAAGCGACAAAGTTAATTTCTTGGTCAACAACAAATGCAGACTTGTATTGATAGTCGGCAAGCAATAGAACCATACGTGGAACAGAATCAGGCTTCAAGCATTCGTTGCTGTTATCAAAGATTCGTTTGAATAGTACTGATGGTTCATTGTCTAGATTCTCTGCAACCCACTTACGCATACCCGTGAAGTCTTTTGCTTTCAATCTATCAACTAATGCCTTGAAATTGTCACTTGAGATATTTGCAAGAATTCCAGTATCAATCTTACCTGTAGCAGAGTAGCGTTGCAGTTCATTAAGAACACGGCGCCAATCAGGAAAGTGTTTCATAATAAGTTCAGCAACAACCTTCTCTTCAAACTCTACGTTTTCTTTTTGTAGAATGCCAGTCATACGTTTCATAAAACGACCAGCAAGTTTTGGTTTGTCTGATGCGTTTATTTTAAAGTGTACAACGGAGCATCGACTGTGGAGAGGGGCGATGATACGATTAAGAAAGTTGCAAGTAAGGATAAAACCACAGTTAGCAGAAAACTCTTCCATGAAGTTCCTAAGTGCGGGTTGAGTAGATTGAGGATTAAGGTAATCAGCCTCATCAAGTATGACATATTTTCTTCCACCAGAAAAGGAAACGGTCGATGCAAAGTTTTTAATTTCATTGCGTAGGGTATCAATATTACCATTCATCGATCCGTTAATAACAATATAATTACATCCAAGTTCTTCAAGCATAGCCTTGGCGATAGTAGTTTTACCAACGCCAGGACCACCAGTAAGAATTAGATTGGGAACGTTCTTTTGCTCAACGAATTGTTGGAACGTAGCCTTTAAGTCTGCTGGAAGAATTGTATCTTCAACAGTTTTTGGTCGATACTTTTCGACCCACAAGAAATCTTGTAGCATGTGTTCACCTTATCATAACATAAAAATATATTCTAACACATTGCATGTTAGAATGCAAGCGAGTGTTACTTAGCCACACTCTCATAAAGAGACTCAACATCATCTTGTTCTTGTTGAACTTCGGTGAAGTTTTGTTTGTGATAAATCTTTGCAAGTTTGCGAGTGTACTTTTTAGGCAACTCAAATTTATCTTCTACTGTAGTCAGAATGTCTTTAATCAAATCACGTTCTGCTTCAATGCGAGTGAGTGAGTTTGAAATTTCAACAAGTGCATCCAGAATCTTTTTACGATCTTCTGGAGAAGACGGAACAATCACGTTACTCATAATATTAACCTTCGTACTTAGAGCCAGCTTCAGTAGCAATCCAATATTCAATTTGGTCTGTCACATGTTTGAAGTGTGAGATACCTTTAGATGAAATTGCAACATCATAATTACCAGGCACCATCTTGAGATTTTCTGTATTGAAAATCATTTTGAAATTAGATGAAGTTTCACCGACTTTGATTGAGAAGTTATCAGAATCACTATTCTTAACATCTAGTGCAGAGAGAGAAACGCTTTCACCATCACCAACAACAGCAATGTTTGGAAGACCTAAGATGCCAGACATTTTCAATACTTGGCTCATATCGTCTTTTGTAAGACGAAAATTCACTTCGGAGTTTTCAATCTTTAACTCTTTTACAGGTGGTGCCACAATCATAGACTCATCTGCAAGTCCGTATGTAGTTTTAGATGTGCCAGATTTGACTGTGAGATTATTTGCATCAGTATTGATAACAATCTCAGGATCAGTTAAAGAACTGCAAAGAGAAAGAAACCTATTCAGATCATAGATAACAAAATCTTTCTCAAAGTTTTCTGTTATTGTAGCTTTACCGAGTACGTTCTGCCCTTTGGAGATAGTTCGTACTACGGAGCCTTCTTTAAATTGCATACCAGCATTAATGGTAGCAAAGTTTTTAAGAACGTTGATTGTTGATTCGCTTAATTTCATTTTCATTTCCTTCATTTAAGTCATGTACGTGTAGCATGATTATAGCATAGTGTAAAATTTTTAGCAAGTCTTTACGATTTCTTCCATCTTTCTTGCCATACCTTTGTGCATATTTCAGCACGTTTCCAATACAGAATCCTTCACCATGTCCACCATCAATGATGAATTCTGTTGCTTGAAATTTGTCACGGGAATAATGTTGCCCGTATGTTGAATCAATGTAAGACTTCAGTTCCCACAAAGTCTTATCTTCATTATATCGATAGTCTATCATTTCAAATTCGCAGATACAGTTCGTTTCATAACATCATCACCAGCGGTTGGTGAAACATTGATTGCCGCAAGTGCTTGCAAAGAACCACCAAAGATATAACTACCAGCGTGTTTCAAGCGCATCCATGGAAGTAGCCATACTTTGCCACCAGCTTTACGCATCCATTGACAGAACATGTAATCTTCTGAAAGATAACGTTTTGTGATTGGACAAATAACACAATCAAAGTAAGCCATGATTTCTCTGCTACCATCAAAGTTTGCGGTACGCACATGGTCTGGTTTGTAGCTTTGTCCTGGAAATGCTTTGTCGTATTTTTGAAGTGCTTCACGGGTAATCAACATGAAACCTGTGCCGCTTTCTTTTACTTCAATTGGTTCATCAACTCTGAATTGTGTTATACCATCTGCTGGATTAAAAACAAAGTCACCAACAAATTCTTCTAATTGATTTGGATTCTTATCTGCATAGCCCTTGTCAACTGCAACTTTAATCTTCTCCCAAGAAATTGCTTTCTTTGGATATGGACCACAAACAACATCCATGTCATCACGGGTTGCCGCAAAGTGCATCATAACCAAAACATCTTGTGCCTCAAAATGAATGTCACTATCAATAAAAATCATATAGTCCATACCACTTCGGACAAATTCATCTGTTAGATAATTTCTAGCACGTTGCACTAGTGATTCGTTGAAGATGAAAAACAGTTTAGCCTCAATACCATATTTGGTACA